GTCGAGCTCGTGCACCTTCAGGAAGGGCGCGCCCGCGTTCAGCCGGTCGAGCCGGACATGGGCGGGGTCGAGGCTCAGCTCCTCGTCGTAAGGCTCTCCGAAGAAGCTGGCGCGGCGGACGCGGGCGCCCGCCGACCAGACCACCTCGACGGTGCGGGCTGCCGCATCGGCCGTGTTCGGCGCAAGCTCAGCCGACCGGCGCATGGCCGGCAATTCGATCATCTTGTCCATGGGGTCAGTCCTGTTGACCGGCCTGCGCCGGGTCGGTTTCCGCGTCGGCGGTGGGGTTGGCGCCCGGATCGCTGGTCTGCGCGCTGCCGGTCTTGGTGACGCGGCGCGGATCGCTGTCGAGGACCAGCCCCAGCTCGTCGAGCCTGGCATTGGTGGCGGCGATCTCCGCCAGCACCGCATCGGGATTGCGGCCCTGACGGGCGATGGCCTGCGCCAAGGTCATGGTGCCGGAGCGGATCGCCAAGAGGTCGGCCATGGCGTCCTTGTAGGGATCGACCGCGTCGAACTTCGGCGGCGACCATTCCACCGGCACATCCGGCGTCGGGATCTGGCCCGCCGCCCATGCGGCCTCGGTGAACCAGCGCCAGACCGGGGCGCAGAACATCGGAATGAAGAGCTGCCATTGCACGGCGTCGATCTGGCGGCGGAACTCCACGAGGCCGGCCCGGATCGAGGAATAGTTCACCTGGCTGAGGTCGCCGGTCAGCAACTCGTAAGGCACGCGGAACCCAGCCGAGATCGTGTGCAGGCTCGCCCGCTTGTATTCGCCGTAACCGCCGGTGGCGGACGGCTGGTTGAACCGGATGTCCTTGCCGCCTCGGGCATAGGCGATCAGCCCCGGCTCGAACTGCTCGACCCGGTTGCCATCGGCATCGACCACCGAGGGCGCGATGCCCTGCTGCGCCTCGTCATCGCCGAAGACGATGGCGGTCACGCAGGCCTCGGTCTTCTTGCGGACCAACTCCGCAACCTCATAATCGTCGAGATCGCGCAAGGACCGGATCACCGGCGCGCCCCAGGGAACGCCACGCGCCTGAGTGCGCTGCTTCTCGTAGACATGGGCGATGTCACTCGCCGGGACCGGGCGGCTGTCGATGCCGCCGCGCAGCGCGCCATGCGCATCTCCGGGGTGTTCGGCATGCAGCCAATAGGCCCGGCGCTTGCCCACCGGGTCGAACTCGATCCCCTGGACCAGCCGCCCCGCGCCGAGGGCTCCGGACTTGGTGGCGTCGAGGAAGTCCGCTTCCAGCACCTGCAATTGCAGCGGCACCGAAAGGCCATCGCTCGCGCGCCGCAGACGGCGGCGCACCAGCACCTCGCCCGCCTCGACCATCTCGCGGCAGATCAGCGTCTGCAGGCCGTAGAAGTCGAGCTGGCCATCGGCGTCGCACTCCGCCGTCCAGCGTTCGAAGAGCGCGTCGACCTTCCGGTCCAGCGTGTCGTCGCCGCTCGCGGCGCGCGGCATGATCCCCGCGCCAACGATGTTGTTCACCAGCACCGCCACGGCCTTCGCCGCATGCGGGTTGTTGCGCACCAGATCGCGCATCCGGTCGCGCAGAAGCGCCCCGGCGATGCCGATCTCGCTGTCGGCGGATGAGCCCGGCGCGCGCCAGCCCTCTGTCCGCCGCCCGCGCGCGGCACCGTCGTATCCCCGCGTCAGGGTCTCGAAGGCCTGCCGCGCCATCACGCGGCGGGCGGCCATGCGCGGGGCCAGTGTTGCGATGGCGTGGTCGAACCAGTTCGCCGACATCAGCGATCCCCGCGCGAGAAGCCTGCGAGCCCGGCCAACGGCAATGGCCGCGTCGTCCCCGCGATGGCGCGCTCGATGGTTCGGATACGGGCAAGCAGATCCTCGGCCGAACCATAGTCCACCGACTTGCCGTCATAGCTGACGCGGGTCGTGCCGCTGGCATAGGCCCGGCGCAGCGCCGAAAGCTCAGTTTCCGTCCAGTCGGTCATCAGAACCATCCCTCCCGCCGCCCGAGCCAGTCGGAGCGGCGTTTGCCCTGCGGGGCCTGTCCCGGCCGGTTGATCTGCCCGGCGGGATCGTTGTCAGTGGGGGCGGCCCCGAGCTGATCCTCGAGGTCGCGCCATTTCTCGTCCGGCCAGCGATCCGCGCCGGCGATCCAGGCGGCGGCACGGGCGTAGACCCGGCAATCCAGCGCCTCGTTCCGCTCGCGCAATTTCTGCCATTCGAGCTTGGCGAAGCCGCGCTTGGTGCGGACCGTCACCAACTGCTCGGCCACGACCTGCTTCAGCCACTCGCTCTCCACCCATGTCGGCAGGTGGATCGTGCCGGGCGGGAAACCCGCTCCCTCGGCGCGTTCCTCTGCCGTCGGTCGATCAAGCCGCAGGAAGCGGTAGGTCTCGGCCTTGAAGGTGGAGACCGCTACCGTCCAGAGCCGGGCGCCGCGTCGCAGGCGGCGGCCAGCCTCGGTCGCGTCGACGAAGGTCGGACCCGAGACCGGGCTCGAACGGCTGAACCCCTCGACGCCCTTCACCGGCGAGACCTGCGCGAAGCCTTGCGCCCGCGACCAGGAATAGACCGCCGGGGCCTCGTAGCCCGTGTCGATGGCGAGCCGCGCGATCCGCAGATGCGCGCCGCGCTCGTGCGGCCAGCTTCGATCAAGAAGCGCCGTCAGCTCCGACCATGCGTCGTGCCGGTCCGGTCCGCCCTCGATCACGACGTGATCGACGAGCCAGCTTTCCAGCCCGCGACCCCAGGCCCAGACATCTATCTCGATCCGGTCCTTCTGGACGTCGGCCCCGGCGGTCAGGAACAACCCGCCCGCAGGCACCGTTCCGGGCCGCCATGCCTCGCGGCGGTCATAGAGCCGCTGCCAGTCGGGCGCTTCGCCGGTCTCGACCCAAGTCTCGCCAAGGATCGTGTTGCGGAACGCCTTGATCGCCTCGTCTGACCCTTGTGCCGCCTCCCAGCCGCGGGCGATCCGCGGCCAGCTCAGCCAACCTACCGGCGAATAGAGGGCCGAAAGGTGGTAGCCGACCGTCGTCGGATCGCTTGCCACTGCCGTCGCGCGCCACTCGCCGCGCTCAAGCATGGCCGTCTTGTGATGCTCGGCGATGGGCCGGTCACAGCCCTCGCACTGATACTCCGCCGTCTCCGGGCGGCCCTTCTGCCAGCGCAGCCGGTCGAACTTCAGCCACTGCATCGCGCCGCAATGCGGGCACGGCACAAAGAACCGCCGCTGGTCGGATGCCTCGTATTCCCGCTCGATCCGGCTCAGCCCCCGGATAGTGGGCGTCGAGACCAGAAAGACCTTTCGCCGGTGGGCGAAGGTCAGCGACCGCGCTTCCGCCAGCGTCACCGGATCGCCTTCCTCGTCGGCCGAGGCCGGATAGGCGTCGACCTCGTCGAGGAAGATGTAGCGCGCCGGGGTGGACCGCAGCCCGACCGCCGAGTTGGCCCCGGTCATGATCAGGATGCCGCCCGCGAACTCCTTGGACAGCATCGTGTTGCCGGCATCGCGCGATCGCGCCGGTTTGACCCGGTCGCGCAGTTCCGGGCTCTCGTCGATCAGCGGGTCGATGCGCTGGCGCGAGTTGCGCTTGGCCAGTTCGACGGTCGGCTGGACCGCCAGCATCGGCCCCGGCGCCTGGTGGATCACGAAGCCGATCCAGTTGTTTCCGGCCTCGGTCGCCCCGACCTGTGCCGCTTTCATGAACACGATGCGTTGCATCACATCGCCGGGCGACAACCGATCCATGATCTCGCGCATGTAGGGCGTGCGGATGGTGCGATAGCGCCCCGGCTCGGCCGAGGCGCGGCCCGACAGCATCCGGTGCCGGTCGGCCCATTCCGACACGGTCAGGTCAGGATCCGACGTCAGCCCCGCACCCCAGGCACGCAGGATCTCCGCCGCGCCGTCGAAATCCGTCAGGGCCGGCCCTTCGCTTGCGCTCCGGGCGTTCGTCCCTCGCAAGGGTCCACTGGACCCTTGCGTTTCGCTGTCGCGAAACCGGTCCTCACCATCACCGGAAGTCGGGCCGGACCTCGGCGAGTTCGTCGAGGTGGGCACGGACATGTTTCTCCAGAACCTTCTGCATCGCGGCGGGCTCCACGCCCAGATCGGCCGCCATCAGCGCCGCCGCGCGCGCGGGCCAGTTCACCCACGCATCCCGCTCCTCCCGTGCCAGCCGGAACACCAGCGACACTGCGCGGACCCGGTCGATCAGCTCCCCCTTCAGCTTCTGCAAGCGAATGCGGCGCTCCTGCGCCTTCAGCACCTCGTTCGCGGTCTTGGCCTGCAGGAACGTCGTGCCGCCGCCCATGGCCGGGGCGGATAGCCCCTGTTCCCGTAGCGTGTCGCCGACGGCGGCGACGGCGGCCTCGGGCACGGGCTTCAGCTTCGGCGACGCCGTCTTTCGGGTCTTCGACGGATCCGTCGTCTCGGCTCGCCGCTGGTCGGACGCCGCTGCGTCGATGCTGCCGTCTTCGTGCAGGACGAGCCGGCCGGCGGCCTTCGCTTTCTGGATCGCGCCGCGCGACAACCCGACATGGGCGGCGTACTGGCGCTCGCTCATGCCCTGCATCGCCAGCCTCGATTATCATTCAAAATCATGCGCTTATCGAGTTGATAAGCCGGGCGCATGGAGCGAACGTCCGATCACAAGGACGATGCAACTCACCAAGGAGCCACGACGATGACCACGCGCATGAACCCGATCACCACCCCGCGCCACGAACTCCGCGCCGAGAAGGCCCGGCGCAACCGCGAGGCCGCGCTGAACGCCTTCATCGGCAAGAAAGCCGAGATCGACGAAATGCTCGCCCGGCTGCAGGCGCTCAGCGACGACCACTTCAACGCCCACCCCGACGAGGTGAACTGGGGCCATGTCGGCACCCTCGAACACTACGCCAGCCTCCTGAAGCGCATCACCGACAGCGCCTTTGGCGAGGGCGAGCACGCCCGCTGATCTCCGGCGCTGCCGGAACTCCCGCCGCGCGCCCTGCGCGGCTCGGGGTCGTAGAAGGCGCCGCATGACGCGGGCCCGAATACGGAGACAACCCCATGACCAAGCTTTCCGACACCCAGCTCGTGATCCTCAGCGCCGCCGCGCAGCGCGAGGACCGCAACGTCCTGCCACTTCCCGGCTCCCTTCGCGGCGGCGCCGCCGCCAAGGTGGTCGGCACGATGCTCGCCAAGGGCTTCCTGCAGGAGGTCGACGCGGACATGCGCAAGGGCGAACCCGTCTGGCGCGAGACCGGCGACGGCCACGGCGTCACGTTGGTCGCGACCGACGCAGGCCTCGCCGCCATCGGTGTCAAGACCGAGGACGCGAACCACGCGCCTGCGGGCGCGACGGACGCGCCGACCGAGGAGCCCGTGCCGGACACTCCCACCGAACCGAAGGCCGCGCCCAAGACGCGGACGCCGCGCGAGGGCACCAAGCAGGCCACGCTGATCGCCATGCTGCGCGGGCCGGATGGCGCGACCATCGAGGAGATCATGGCCGCGACGGGATGGCAGTCGCACACGGTGCGCGGCGCGATGGCCGGGGCGCTGAAGAAAAAGCTCGGGCTCGAGGTGACCTCGGAGAAGGTCGAGAACCGGGGGCGCGTGTACAAGCTCCCCGCCGCCTGAGGCACCGGACCCCGACAAGTCGATGGCCGCCGTCCCACAGGGGCGGCGGTATTCTATCCTGTACTTCGCCAGCTCGTCTGTTGAATCAACTCGTACGCACTTGGTTCACGGCACACGATCTATCGCTCGAAACGATCACTTCGAAAGCGATTCGGAAATTGATACCAGCATACTGATGCGGTGATTTGCATTCTCCAACTCCATAGCGGTATCAATTGACTGCCTAAGTAGCCCAGCTTCAGCCTGCGCCTTAACGACTTCGCGGAAAGCTCCGAGGAAAATCGGACCATCAGGGTTGTGGGCTATCTCAAGTGCCTCGTCGAAGTATCCAGACTTTGCTTGCGAAGCAGCAATAGCCTCGACGGCATCTTCGCGGTTCCACTCTTCCTTAATATTACGAACCAGTTCGTGCGCCTCGGAGTAGCGACCCGCCTCGGCTAGCAAACCGGTGATCTGCACCAGTGCTTCATCCAGGCTGTAAGAGTCTTCAATCCTTCTTAAGGTGTCGAGGGAATCAGAGAACAGGCCTGCCTTGGCTTGGGCAACAGCGACGCGTTCAAATGCATTATCGCGCCATGCTCTATTACGGATGCCACCGGGAGTCCGCATAGCCTCTTCGAACAGTCCGGCATCCGCCTGTGCAGCCGAGATTTCTTGAAGCGCAACATCTCGGGCATGCTCGTCGTCGATCCCATTGGCTATTTCCAACGCCGAGGCGAATAGCGAAGATTCATCTATTGCGACCGCGACTCTTGCAAGAGCCTCAACAAGATGCCCTGGGCTCTGTATGATACGAATTGTATTCATTGCATCTGTTCTTAGGCCTGCTTTCGCTTGCAAAATTGATATCTCTTTGAGCGCCCTATCGCGACTGAAGTCGTACAGCATTCCGCTCAGGGTTGATAACGAATCTGATGTTAACCCCTCCATAGCTTGAGCTATGGCGATACTCTCTAACATTCCGTCAAGATCATAATGTGCGTCTATCCGCCCTTGTGCTATTTCCTGCGCAACCGAAATTTGACCAGACTTCGCGAGGCCCGAAACAAGGCGATTATAGACGTAGCCGCGTCGTTCAAGGTCGCCTATTTCTAGCACTGTGATCTGAGCACCCGAAAAATTTCCGAGTTCTATCTGCGCGTATGCGAAACTCTGAAGCAGGGAGTCACGGCCAAAAAAACCATCAGTTGAGCTTGTTGAATCCAATGCCTCGTCAAGCATCCTCTCATTAACTACAGTCAGAGCAATCTCCGCTAACGCCCTTGCACGTTGACTTTCATTGTCGATGCGACGCGCAGTCTCGTGAGCGTGTCCAATAATACATTCTGTGGGAATCGAACAATTGGAGAGGGCGCGCGCAACTTCCTTAGCGGCATCATCACGCCCTTCTCGGACCTGGCTCAGAGATAGCGGTCCGATCTCTTCGCCTATCACGAGCTTTACTGCAAGATCGGCACCAGGATAATCGGACACAATACGATTTAAGTTGTTTGCCGTTTCATCCAAAAGAAAAAAGCGGCGTTCGACATCTTCCAAGCTATTGCCGGAAGTTTGATGGACCTCACTCCATGCCTTGACTGCGGCTACGAATAGTCGGTTCGCCTCTTCATTGTTATCCGCTTTTACCGGTGAGAATGAGGCTACCAGTAGAAAAATTGAAACCGGTATAGCTTTTGTGAAGTGACTGATTTGCATTCGCCGGTCCATTTTTCCCATCCATCAATGGTCACCAGACACATCAGCATCAACAAGGTCAATGATCAAGGGGTTCGCCACTCTCAGTTCTTGTCTGCTATGCACGCTTTCGAACAGTCGCCGCAGGACGTAGGACCGCGCGATGCTCACCACGGTGAACACCGCGCCCATCTTCAGGTTCTGCGCCAGCGTCGTGTGCAGCCCGAAGACCGGGAAGATCAGGATCTGCGTCACCACCGCGAGGCCGTAGCCGACGATCACGTTGGCGACGGCCTCGACCAGCGACATGAGGCGGGACTGTTTCATGTCGCCACTTCATCCATCGGCCAGCAATTCAGCCGCGAGAGTTCGCAGCGCATGCGCCGCAACCAAGGGGACCACACCGTTGCCACAGAGGCGAAGCCGGTCCACCCGGTGGGCCAGCCCATCAGCGCCTCGACGAACAGCGGGTTCAAGGTCCGGCGCAGCTCGGAGGTATCGCTCCCAGCCATCGGCGTCACCAGGACCTGGCGGCCAAGCAGGCCGTTCACCGGCGTGTTGGCGAGGCTCGTCGCGCCATCCTTGTGATCGCGTGCCGTCGGCGTCATCCACAGCCCCGCCGAATGGGTCAGGTCGGCCGACCGGCGATTGCCCGCGCTCGGCTTGCAGCCGTCGTTCGCCATCGGCGTCGGCCACATAGCGGCCGTCGTCGCAAGGTTCATGCCGTGCTGGCCCGCTGTCTGCGACGGCGTCGGCTTCGTCTGCCGGTTCTCGTTGGCGCTGGCGCGGGGCGTCGGCCAGAGCCGCAGCAGTTCGGTCCGGTTGCCGCCACTCGATCGGGTGCCAGAGTAGGCGCGCGGGGTCGGCCAGCTCGTCCCCCTCGCGGATGGCGAGCTCGTCCCCCTCGCGGATGGCGAGGATGAAGAGCCGCTCGCGCTTGTGGGGCGCGCCGACCTCCGCCGCCGTGAAGAGGCCTGCCGCAAGGCGGTAGCCCATGCCGACCAGTCCTGCGGCGACTTCGGGGAAGCCGAGGCGGAGATGATGGGCGACATTCTCGACGAACACGAAGGGCGGTTCGGTCTCTCCGACGATCCTGGCGACATGCGGCCAGAGGTGGCGCGGATCGTCCGCGCCCCGGCGCTTGCCCGCGACGGAGAACGGCTGGCACGGATAGCCCGCAGTGACGATGTCCACCGCGCCGCGCCACGGGCGGCCGTCGAAGGTGGCAACGTCGTCCCAGACAGGTGCCCGATCCAGGGCCGCGTCTTCCGCGCCACGAGAATGGCCGCGGCGTAGGCGTCCCGCTCGACGTGACCCACAGTGCGATATCCGGGGCATGCGAGGTGCAGCCCGAGGTCGAGCCCGCCGGCGCCGGAGCAGAGCGAGAGGCCGAACAGGCACGCGTCGCCGGCTCCGGCAGGCAGGCCGGAGGAAGGTAGAGCCACGCCATCCACGTCGTCAGGCCGCGTGGGCCCCCTCAGCCGCGGCCGGAGTCTCGCCCAGCCGCTCGGCCTTCACCTCGGCGAATGTCCGGCCGTCGCCGTCGAGGACCGCGTCCTTTCCGGTCTCCGCCTGCCAGCGCTCGATGGCGACGTCGATGTACGCCGGGCTGATCTCCATCGCGAAGACGCGGCGGCCATTGGCTTCGCCCGCCATGATCTGCGAGCCGGAACCCGAGAAAGGCTCGTAGCAGAGGCCGCCGCGAGCGACGTGCTGGCGCATCGGGATCCCGAACGCATCGAGCGGCTTCGGCGTCGGGTGGTCGGGCCGCTCATCCTTCGCAAAGGACGGCATCTCCCAGGTCGAGGGCAGCGTCTGCTCGGCCACCTTCGGCGGGCGGTTCGGGCGGCGCCAGCCCATGAAGCAGGGCTCGTGCTTCCAGAGGTAATGCGACCGGGTAAGCACCCCGCGGTCCTTCACCCAGATGATCTGCTGATGGACGAAGGCGCCGGCCTTTTCCCAGCAGGCCTCCAGCATCGCCTGGCGGCGCGAGGCGTGCCAGCAGTACCAGGCGGCATCCTCGGTGATCGCCTCGGCCACAGCCGCGGCGATGAAACCGTCATAGAGGTCCGCGCCCTGGCTGCTGTCGTCCCAGGTCACGCCGTAGGACTGCGACCAGTCCTTGTTGCGGGTCGGGTGGTTCGAGCCGTCGTAATCGACCAGATACGGCGGGTCCGTCGCGAACAGGATCGCACGCTCGCCATTCATCAGGCGGCGCACATCGGCAGCGCTGGTGCTGTCGCCGCAGAGCAGGCGATGGTCACCGAGGATCCACAGATC